AGTACCTCCCCCGCTACATGTGGGAACTTGTTTATGGAGAAATCCCTAAAGGCTATCATGTACATCATATTGATGGCAACCACGATAACAATACAATCAGCAACCTTGCTCTTGTGCTTGGTGAGCAACACGTGTCGTATCATGGCAAGAACCGCTCTGATGAAGTTGAAGCAAAGTGTAAAAATGCTTTGGACGAAGCGAGAGACAAAGCCTCTGAATGGCATCGCTCAGCAGAAGGAAGGGCCTGGCACTCTCAAAACTCAAAGAAGCAGATGCAGCGGAGGGAGTACAAGGAGTATACTTGCATCCATTGTGGCAAGACCTTTACAAGCCGTGCTATTCAAGGTAAGAAGTTTTGCTCGAACAATTGCAAGTCGGCATGGAGAAGAAGCCAGCACCTCGACGACGTGGAGCGTACTTGTGAATGCTGTGGAACTAAATTTATTGTCAGCAGGTACGCTACTACGAAGTTCTGTTCTCGGTCGTGTGCCGCTAAGTTTAGGTGGCAGAGCGGACGTGTATAACATATCTACGGAGAGTGGAACATATTTTGCAAACAATGTGCTGGTTCACAATTGCGATACGTTCCGCTATCTGTGCTACGACGTGCTGCGTGCCAAGTACATCGAGTTTGCGAACCGACGGAAGCGGAATATCTATGCGAAGGATGATGCGCTGTCGTTCTTCAACGGAGAGACGGAATACGAGTATGCTGCGAGCCTTGCGTATGTGATGCCGAACGTGGGCGGTGTGTTCGTCATGGTGCATGGAAGTCTGGTTGGCAGGGAGTGGCATATCGTGAACGTGTTCTTCAGGGAGAGCGTGAGTACGGAGGAGATTACCCATGCGGTGATGGAGGAGGATGTGGATTACTGCGTGTTCGAGTGTGCGGATGCTTACTTCGGCTATGTGAGGGACTTGCGGAAGCGTACTTCGAGGAACATCAAGGTGATGGGCGAGGTGAGCGACGTGGATAGGAGGATTGCCGCAACGAGCGACTTCGTGAAGGAGCATGTGCGGTTCAGTCCTGGAAAGAGGAACGAGGCTGAGTATGATGCTTTCCTGACGAATATGCTGGACTACAACCCCAAGCAGGAAGGGAAGCAGGCGAGCGCGGCGATCAGCGGATTTGCGCAGTACGTGATGACGAAGTACCCGATGGGGTAGAGGGCGACGGCAGAGCCGCCGCGTACTGAGAAACTACACGCTTGACTACACGCTGACTACACGCTTGATGGCAAAAACTACACGCTGGACTACACGCTTAACTGTGGGATGATGGCAGAAAGAAAGAAGACCGAAGACGAAATCTTCGGGAACGGTGGTGGAAATGGTGGTTTGTAAGTCACTGATATGATGAAAGTTAAGAGAAAATGAATGTTTTTTTTGAAATTATTTTCTTTTTATTGTTGAAATTTATTGATTTTTGTGGCAAGAATTAGCGCACATGTTTACTTTTCTGAAAAAGACATACGAATCCGAGCCCGTGTCGAGCAATGTGGTTGAAGTGCCGCTGAAGCCTGTGGGTGGTGGTGTGAGGACAGAGGTTGTTAGCATCAACGACCTTGTGCAGCCTCGTGTGGCGTCGATGAACTTCATGACGATGTACTTCACCATTCCTGAGGTGTTCTTCCCTATCGACTATATCGCTTCGAGGATTTCAGGCGCGAAGTTCGTGTTGAAGCGTGATAAGGACGACAGTGTCGTTTGGCACAATGCTCCTGTGAATGCGATGCTGGCGACTCCGAACTGCTTGCAGACGTGGAGCGAGATGGTGTATCAGCATTTCGTGTATAAGCTCTGCACGGGTACGAGCTTCATCCGTGCTGCCCAGGCTGAGTCTTTGGGCGATATCTCTTTCCGCAAGTGCTCGAACTACTGGGTGCTGCCGAGTGACAGGACTGACATCGTGGGACTCTACGGCAAGTTGCCTATCTATGGCATCGCGGAGAAGGAGGAAATCATCAAGGAGTTCGTGCTTCATGGCGGACTCAGCGAGCTGCACATCCCGACTCCCCAGGTTTATATCGACCGTGACAAGATTATGAACGTGTTCACGGCTGGCAACTACTTCCGCAATGACTGCTTCCTGAAGTCGAATTCTCGGTTGATGAGTTGCCTGAAGAACATCAGCAACCTGTTGGCGGTGTATGATGCCCGAAACATCATCTACGTGAAGAGGGGTGGCTTGGGCTTCCTCGTCAGCCAGAAGAAAGACGCGACGGGTAGTGATTCGCTCACTGAGGAAGAGAAGCGCAATCTCTTGCAGCAGAACTTCAGCAAGTATGGTGTGAGTGCTGACCAAGTGCCTTACGGCATTAGCGATGTGGACGTGAGGTTTGAGCGCATCAACCTTTCCATTGCGGACATGCAGCCGTTCGACGAGACGCTTGCCGACGCTATCAATATCGCTGGTGCCTATGGCATCCCTGCGGTGCTGGTGCCAAGGAAGGACCAGGCTACGTTCGCGAATCAGGCGACTGCGGAGAAGACGGTGTATAGCTCGGTGGTGATTCCGATGTGCAAGGAGTTCTGCGCTGCGCTGACGCATTTCCTGGGACTCGACGAGGCGAAGCTGTACCTTGACTGTGACTTCAGCGATGTTGACTGCTTGCAGGTGGGTTTGAAGGAGCAGGAATCGGTGAAGAAGATGGTGAACGACCGTTGCTTCAACCAGTTCAACTGCGGTCTGATTACGCTGAATGACTGGAGGGCACAGATAGGAGAGGCTCAGATTGAAGAAGAAGTAAATCCGATTTTCTCGAAGCTCAAGTTCGACATGAGCGACGAGGAATTGGCAGTGATAGATAAAATTATTAAAACAACCAACAAAACCCCAAGTGAAGATGAAGAGACAGTTCCAAAGCCTTCAGTACAAGACTAAGGCGAACGACGTGGATGAGGAGAAGGGTATTGTGACCGTAGCCGTGAACGGCATCGGTGTCAAGGACTCTCAGAACGACATCAGCATGCCTGGTTCGTTCAACAAGACTTTGCGAGAGAATATCAACAGGATGAAGTGGTTCCTGAACCACGACACTACCCAGTTGCTGGGTGTGCCTCTGAGTGGCAAGGAGGATGGCGGCAACCTCGTGATGGTTGGTCAGCTGAACCTTGAGAAGCAGATTGGCAGGGACATCCTGAGTGACTACAAGCTCTATGCCAGTACGGGCAGGACGCTTGAGCACTCGATTGGTGTGCAGGCCATCAAGCGCGACGAGGCGGACCCAAGGAAGGTGCTTGAATGGAAGATGTTTGAATACTCGACCTTGACGAGCTGGGGGAGCAACCCTCAGACGTACCTCGTTGACATCAAGAGTGCGACCCCCGACAAGGTGAGGGAGATGTTCGACTTCCTGCATGAAGCCTTGACCGCCAAGTACGGGCATACGGATGAAAAGCTGAAGGAGTACGAAATGAACCTCGACATGCTGAAAAAGGCGTTCGGTGAGACTCCGAACATGGTGACCTGCCCGAGCTGCGGGCATGAGTTCGACTACGACGCGCAGAAGGAGCACACGTTCAGCGAGCAGGTGCTTGAGATGGCTGTGATGTATGCGAGATGGATTACCGATGACGCTGTGGAGCAGCACATGAACGAGCTTGCGCCTGAGATTCAGAACGAGGTGCTGAGCGTGATTGGTGCTGTGAAGATGCAGGGCATCGATGTCACCAACAAGGAATTGATTCGGAAGTCCATCACTGACACGATGGCGTATGTGCGCTGTCCTAAGTGCTGGAATCGAGTGTATAAAACAATAGCCAATCTTGAAAAGGCTGACGACACCACCAAGGCAGATGAGCCGCTGAATGGCACTCATGAGGATGTCCTGGAGAAAAAGGATGACGTGAAGCCTGAAGAGAAAGCCGCCACGAGCACTTTCTTTAAGAGTTTGAATGATTGTTTCAATTAGTTTTCTAACAATTAAAAAGACGTGACATGAAGAAGAAAGAATTGAGTGTGACCGACTTTCTCTCTAATTTGAAGTCGGATGCAACAGAAGAGCAGCGTAAGATGCTTGAGAACATCTATCGTCCCATCGTTGACAAGATGAACGAGATGCTCGACCAGATTGTAAACGGTACCGCTGACAAGGACGAGATGCAGAAACAGTTCAAGGAAATGACCGAGAAACTGACTGGCATCGGTGCGATGACGAAGCAGATTGAGGACTTGCAGAACCAGGTGAAGAGCGCTGCCGAGACTATCGAGAAGATGAAGAAGAACGGTGTGAGTGCCGACTTCATCAGTAAGTTTGACGAGCAGCTGAATGCTATGTTCGACTCTGAGAAGTTCATCGACTTCGCAGAAGGTCGTCGCAGCAAGTCCGGCAAGTTCGAGTTTGACAAGAAGGGCGTGACAAGCCTTGAGAACAGCTACACCGGCAACATCCTGCTCAACCAGCAGCAGCGTCGTGTTGTCGATCCGTTCGCCAACGGCAAGGTTCACCTCCGTGATGTCATCAACGTGGAGCAGGGCGACCCTGAGTATCCATCGCTGACGTTCAACCAGATTTCCTCTCTCGACCGCAACGTGCGCTACGTGACTGAGAACGGTCAGTTGCCTGAGTCCGCATTCGCAGTGAAGGAAGTGACCGAGCCTGTGAAGAGACTTGGTACCACTATGTTCATCTCGAAGCGCATGCTCAAGAGCCGCACATGGGTTCGCTCCTACATCCTCTCACACCTTCCACTTTGGATTCAGCAGGCAGAGGACTGGAACATCATGTTTGGTGACGGTCAGGGCGAGAACTTCACGGGTATCGTGAACAACCCTAACGTGAAGGCTATCGAGAGCATCCTCACTGACAACATTGTGACTGGTGCAGCAGGTTCTGTTGACAGCGTGACTTCGTTCAACGGTGGTGCAGACGTGGTTGTTGAGTTCACTGCTCCTCAGCCACTTATCCGTACAGGTATGAATATTACCTTTACGGGTGCAACCAAGATGACTGCCCTCAACTCTGCGAAGAGCGTCATCAAGATGAACGACCGCCAGATTCTCATCAAGGGCGTTACCTACGTTGCAGCTGAGACTGTGAGCGCTATGTCGTTCGTGGTGAAGAACAAGTATTTCAAGAACATCGAGGACCCTAACTCAGAAGACGCTATCCGCACTGCGTTCGCGTTGATGAGCTATGGCGAGTTCACTCCTAACCTCATCGTTCTCAATCCAAGCGATGTGAACGCCATCGAGTGCGAGAAGGACACCACTGGTCGCAGCCTTGGACTCGTTCAGACTGTAGGTGGTCAGAAGCGCATCGCAGGTCGCCTCATCGTGGAATCGACTCAGATTCCAGAAGGCAAATACTTGCTCGGTGACTTCGTGAACGGTGCATCCCTCGTTGACTACACCGCTCTCACTCTCGAATGGGCAGAGGATGTGGACACCAAGCGCAAGAACCAAGTTGCTCTCATCGCTCAGGAAGAGGCAATCTTCGCGCTCTACAACCCATTCTCGTTCGCTTACGGCGACCTCGCTGCATTGATTACCGCCATCACCAAGGCATAAACTGTTTGCGCCATGAAGAAGGTACTTATCATAACAGGAGACGCCAAGAAGGTCGAAGGCTTCGCTCATGAGCAGCGTTACCGCTTCAAGCGCGACAAGATGACTGCTGAGCTGAAGAATGTGGGCAGCGGCGAAGCCGACGAGGCTAAGCCTACGGAGTCTGCCAAGACCGAAGAGCCTGCCAAGACCGAGGGCGGAACCCTCGGGAACGGTGGCGAAGGCGATACGAAGGAAGCTCCAAAGGAGGATACCAAGGAAGCACCGAAAGAGGATTCCAAGGAAGCTCCAAAGGAGGACGGCAAGGAAGTGAAGAAGGAGGACAAGAAAGCCTCCAAGACTGACAAGAAGTAACCATGAGACTGTTGATAGATTGTACATATTTCTGCAAGGGTGAGCGTTTCATTCAGAACGCTCCTACGACCATCGATACCGAGGACCAGAACGAGATAGCCGTGAAGGACACTATCGAGGGCTATGTGGAGACGCTCCAGGGCGAGTTCCTGTGCTCCATGCTTGGTGACAGCGCAGCCGCTATCTTGCAGTCGTACCTTGACCAGAAGGCTGAGGTGGATGCAAGAAACGCCAAGCTGGAGGACGGTGAGGAACCTGAGGTGTTCGAGACTGATGCCGAGTTGGAGTTCCTCGCTGATGGACTGAAGGAGAGTTTCGCTGACTATGTCTTCTACAAGATGCTTCGCAACGTGAACACGTTGGTGACCACGACGGGAGTTGTCGAGTTGAAGAGTGCGAACCGCTACAGGACCCCTGCAGACCGTCAGGCTTCGATTTGGAACAGGATGGTTGGCAGGAATATGAAGTTCGTGGAAGCCGCCAAGAAGGCACTCGCGAACTATACAATCTATTACAGTGCGAACTTAGTGACTCCTATCAATCCCCACAATCTCTAATGGACATCATTGACATCATCCGAGAAGTTGTCGAGCGCGTGTCGTCGGAGGTGACGATCAGACAGAGCGACAAGGACGGGAACGTGACGGAAAGGGTTCATCCTTTCATCAACTATCTCTTCGGCAG